AGATGCAAGGATGATGATAAATTAATTGTTTTAGAAGATAAGTTTGAAGATCCAGATGGCAATAAAGTTAAGTCAATTAATATTGTTTGACTTAACTCATTTAAATTGGGTTTCCGTTGTTTTAGAGGAATAGTTACTTGAAAAAGCTCAATGTTTTCTTTTCTACCATGAACGACTACGATTTTGTGTACCTTTACACAAGGTTTTTACACAGATATCAGGATGATTTGGCACAAGCTTTTGATCTTATTTCAAATAAGTTTGCTGAAATCAACGAATGGTTTTCAAATGTTTCAATGTCTTCTGACTTCCATTCTAATATTGAAGCGTTAACTGATGCCTTTGCAGTTGAAGCAAGAAGACGCAAAATCGGCGACCCTGTCCTTAACCCGCTCTAAGGGGGTGATTTCTAGGGTGAGGATATCAGACCTCCTTAATCGGAGGTCTGTCTTTTTGACAACTGTTGATTTCAAGTATATAATAAAATCATGAACACAATAGAAATCGGCGAAGTTGTTGAGAAATCATCAGATTCTTTTAAGCTTTATAAATATCCTTTTGAAAACTTCAATGTTGTTCAAAGTTCTGTTTTGGATCATGTTAACAAAGATGCCAATTTTATAATTGCATCTTCAACAAACAGTGGTAAAACAATAGTTGCTGAATTTTTTATTTTTGAATCTTTGATTAAAAATGACAAAAAATGCATTTACATGTGTCCTTTGAAATCACTTGCTTCTGAAAAGTTTTCAGCATGGTCATCTGAAGATCATCCATTTTCTAAGAAAAAAATAACAATAATGGCAGGTGATGAAAAGAAAGAGAAAGATGGAGACTTAGTCGTAGCAACAATTGAAAGCTTTTGTCACAATGTAAGAACAAATCCAAATGTATTCGATGATATAGATACAATTATAGTAGATGAAGCACATATGATCGGTTCAGATGATCGTGGTCCTACTTTAGAATTTGCTCTAACAGAATTTGCTAGAAAAAATCATTCAAAAATAATATTTCTCAGTGGTACATTGCCAAATGCTAACCAAATCGGTGAATGGTTGCATGATTTAAACAAGAAACAAACCTATATTCTGAATTCAAACTATCAAGCTGTTCCTTTGAAAATACATTATAAGAAGTTTGACACATCTTTAAGTTCTAGTGGTGTCCCTCATGATATGTTTGATTGCATTTCAATTTTATGCGACAAACATCAGGCAGATAAGATATTAGTATTCGTTCATTCAAAGAATATTGGCAAAAAATTAGTGTCTTATATAAAGTCTAAAGGATTTGATACAAAGTTCCATTCAGCAGACTTGTCTCCTAGTAGGCGTAAAACGCTTGAGAAGGAGTTTAAGGAAGGAGCCTTACGAATACTCGTTGCAACAAGTACACTCGCTGCTGGCGTTAATTTGCCAGCTAGAAGAGTAATTATAGCAGGGGTAGTAAGAGGCAAAGAGTTAGTTGATAAGTCTGAGATACGCCAGATGATTGGAAGAGCAGGGAGGAAAGGCATCGATGATCAAGGTGATGCTTATGTTTTCTTTCCAGATAACAAAATAACTTTAGCCAATGAGTACAAAAAAGTAGATGATGCTTTGTCAAAGTTATTTAATCTTAATGATGATTTAGAATATAATAAACTTGCTATTCATATTCTTGCAATGATACATCAAGAAAAGAAACTTACATTTGATAAAATATGGAACATGCTTTCTAAGACATTTGGAGGATTTCTCAACAAAGTAAATTCAAATTACTTGAAGAACACACTTGATAGGTTAGAGCATATGAAATTTGTTGTCATTGATGATGATGGTAATTACAATTTGAAAAAATTAGGTTTACCAAGTGTGTTATTTTTTATTGACCCTTATGATTTGAATTGTTGGATAAAAAGTTTTTCTAGATATTTTGCCGGAAGCGTTAGAAAAGATTCAATTCTTACATATTATCTTGCGTTTACACCAAGTAACAATAAAAACTTCATGTCAGAAGATGAAAAGAATTTTTGCTCTTTGTATATGCAAAGATTGCAAGAGCTTTTAGGAAGAAACTATATTGAAACTGGATCAGTAAAAATAGGATATCTTTATTACTGCATGATGAATAAAAGAAGCACAGGCATGTTATCACCATTGATTCCCGTCATAGTAAAAGATTTTGGCAGAATCTGTGCTTGCTTAAGTCTTGTTTCAAAAATTTGTGGTTGGAATTGTGGTGATTCATTTTTTTCGGATCTAAAAAATAGATTTAGCAAAAAAGAAGTTTAGATTAGCTCTGTTAAAGAAAGTTTTCTTACCGGAGTATTTCATGCTTGCTGAAAGTTACTATACAGGCAAAAAATCAAAACCAAAATTGATGAAATTAACTTTTGGTGATGTTGAAAAAGTTGTTTATAAAATTGATATTGCTGATGAAGAATACGAAATTTGTGAATCGTTTTCAAGCAACATGTGGGCTAACAAGAAGACTGGCACATATGGAAGAGGTTTAGCTAATACAAAAGAAGACCCATATAAGGTTGAAAGAACAGGAAAGATTGGAGAATTAGCCTTCTCTAAAGTTTTTGGTCTTCCTGTAGATTTTACTTACAGGGAAGGCGGTGATAAATATGACTTTATTGATGCAAGCAATAAAACAATAGACATAAAGACATCAATGAAGCGACCTTGGTACGATGCTGGACTTATCAGGGCAACGAATGAAGGTAAGATTCCAATGAATCTTAATTGTGATTTGTATGTGTTTGCTTATTTGTTGTTGGATGAAAAGTCTAAAAAACAAGCAAGTGTAATATTAATTGGTGCTTCAGAAAAAGAAGAAATTATCAAAAGAGAAAAATTCCCAGCAAGAAAAGGATCTCACTTAAATTATGAGGTTCCTTACAAGGAAATGATTTCTATACGGGATCTAAAGCTGAGTTAAGATTCTTTCCAAAGAAGTTTTCTGGGTATTCCATTTTAACAACCTTTTTGCCTTTCGCTTCTTCTTCCCAGAAGCGAACTTGTTCAACAGATACGCCTAGTTCGATATAGTGACAATCATCGCTTGCAGCTACAGGCATGTTTAAGTTTTTACCATTATAAATGATGTTAACTTTGCAAACTTTTTTTTCTCGATCAAAGCAAAAACAATTGTTGCATTTTTTCTTGTTCATGACTATAACATAGTTATGAAAAATATCATTGTTGGCTTATTTGGTCAGGCAGCATCTGGTAAAGATACAGTTGCAGGAATGCTTGCTCCACGGCTGTGGCAATATATTGATCATGAAAAACCACTTGTTACAAAAATTGCTTTTGCCTATAATGTCAAAAAAATATATTGTGATTACTTTGACGTTGATTTTGATTTTATTGAAGAATGGAAAAGAAATCCTGAACCTCCTCCCGGTTTTTCAATGAATGTCAGACAGGCTTTACAAATGATTGGTGATGGATTCAGAAAAGTTAAAAATTCTGTTTGGATCGACAAAGTTTTGAATAAAATGCAAAATGTAATTATCACAGATGGTCGTTATCTTAACGAAGCTAAAGCAATTAAAGAAAAAGATGGTATTGTCGTTCTTATTGATCGTCCCAATCATCGTAACACTGATCAAAACGATAGTGAAAAGATTATGGGAGAAGCATCAGATTATTTTGGTAATAAAGACGCAAATGGAATTATCGCTGATAGTAACTATCCTATGTTTGATTATTACATGAAGAATGATAGTAATCTTTTGTCTTTAGAAGACAAGATAGTACAACAATTGATTCCTTTCATTGTTGAAAAATTTGAATTAAAAGATTATAAAAATTAATTATTTAAGTTTTTTTAAAGCATTTTCAGTCATTACAATAAATTCCCAACTTCTTTTTTGGCAATAAACATTTGCTGCTTTCCATTTGGCAACATTCTTAGCCCATTTTGTTTGAGACTTGGGTTTTATTTCCCATAATTCAATCTTGCCATCTGTATACTCAACAAGAATATCTGGAATATAATTGTGTGACGATCCTTCAAAAAAATATTCTATTTGAAGACTTTCGGCTTTATACTTTCTTACATTCGGATTTTTCTCAAGTATTTTTAAAAATTTCAACTCAAGACCACTTCTGAAAAATATATCGCATTGATTCTTTTCTGAATGAAAATTACCTTGCTTAAATTTTGAAAAATTATTTTTTTTATTTGGACTTTTTATGTCTCTTATGATTATTGCTCTTGTTTGAATGTTTTCTGGCATATTCATGCCTATATGCTTTGATCTATAGTGAATTTGCATGTCTCTGACAGGGTGTTGACACAGTGGGCATAAGACATAATCATCACTTTCAGTATGATTATTGACTATATGATCTTTTAACAGATCAATATCATTGAATGTATCTTGACAAACAAAGCAACAGAATTTTCTGGTTTTATCTTTTTTGTTCATGTCATAATATATACTTTCGTGAAAACATTTATTGAATTTTTAAAAGAAGAACGAAAGAATTCAGACTTCATTGATACTTTCGGGACTATTTTCAACATAGATCAAGATGCTTTTGAAAAAGCACTTGAAAAGACACCATCTGTATTTTCTCAGGCACTTTATGGTGATGACCAAATAGGTGTCGGAGCTTTTGATACTAAGAAGGTTGGAGAAAGAACGTATCAACTTAAAAACAGAGATGCTTTTGGCGACATAAGATATAGGAATAATGTCAAGATGCGTCAACCAGTTAAAACAATTATTAATAAATCATTTATGGATTATCTTAAGACACAAGGGTTAGCTGGAAGTGAAAAGATAGTACCAAAAAATGAAAAGAAGGACAAATGAAAGGATTCAAAAATTGGTTGAATGAAGTTTCCACAAGCACAGCAGATGTGGCACATTTTTCTTTACCAATTAATGCTGGAATGGTTACAAGAAACTTCCCTCAGTTCTTTAATGTTAAAGATTATGGTTTCGGTGGTCCTATACAACATTTAACTTCTACAGATTATATTCCAGAAAAAAGAAAAAAAAATAGAAAAAAACATTCTTGATGTATACATAATGACGGAAGGTTTCGATCTTCTATATTGTCAAAAGATAAATTTTTAATAAGTAAGTCAAAAAAAATACAAATAATAATTAGATATATCTGGGTTTTCGGAGGTTTCCTTAAAAAACCTCCTTTTTTTATTGATTCTTTTTAACAATTAAATATAATAAAGCAACCTAGAGGATTTTCAGATGGATGCTTTTTCCCTTCTTCCAAAAACTAAAATTGATTGTTTAGACAAAGGATTTGTAGAAATAGTTGATGTAATGCCAAGAATTATTCCAGATGGACAAACATGCGATTATGCAATTGCTCAAATGGCAAGGGTCAGTTATGGACAAGGAACTAAATCTGTCAACGAAGACAAAGGATTGATTCGTTATCTTCTCAGACACAATCATACTTCTCCATTCGAGGGAATCGATTTTAAGCTGCATATGAAAATGCCTATCTTTATTGCTAGACAAATGATAAGGCACAGAACTGTATCGCTCAATGAAATCAGTGGCAGATATTCTGTAATGAAGGATGAATTTTACATTCCTAATGTTGAGGATTTGAGAAAACAGTCAACAACTAATAAGCAGGGTGGCGAAGAGATTTTTGAAAAAGAGTCATCTCAAGAATTTGTTGATAAGATTGATTCAAGTTGCAAAGATGCATATGCTTTTTATTTGCAAATGTTAGATGCTGGTGTTTCAAGAGAACAAGCCAGAATGATTTTGCCTCTTAATCTTTATACAGAATGGTACTGGAAACAGAACTTGCATAATTTGTTGCATCTTCTGTCCCTTCGAGCAGATGCACACGCTCAGAAGGAAATTAGGGTGTATGCTGATGCTATTCTTGAGCTTATTACGCCTTTGGTCCCATGGACTATTGAAGCATGGAATGATTATCATCCAATGCGTGGAGCAATGTCTTTAACAAAATTAGAAGTCGAAGCTATTTCAAATTCTGATATTAAAGGAACTATTCCTGAGATCCGCTCTGAAAACAAGAGAGAATCTCAGGAATGGAAAGTTAAAGCTGAAAAACTTTTTCCTAGTAAATAACTTTTGATGTGTTTTGCATCTTATTATCTAATTCGATAAACTTGTTAAGCATTTCAACAAGTTTGTCTGCTCTTTCTCTTGTAATAAGGACTTCATCAAAGCTTCCTGATTTATTATTGATTCCAAACAAATATGTAAAAGCATTTTTTAATCTTTCAAAAAAAGTAGTAGGAGCTAAATGTATTTGCACATAGAACTCACAACCTTCTAACTTCTTGTTATCTGTCCACCAAGTTAATCCAAAATGTGCCATGTGTTCTAAAGACCCACATTGACAAATAATGAATTCTGATACTTCTTCATACTTTCTGACTGGCATAGTTAGCCTCCTTGATGGTCTCATTCTGCCATTTTATTAAATGAAGTCAATACCCTTTTGTTTTATTTGACTAGTTTAATTTGGAGGAAAAATTATGAATGGTGATAATTCTTGGCGTTATATGCTTTTGTTTTTTCAATTGATAACTCTGATTGGTGTTACAACTTTAAATTGTAATAACAATCGTGTTAATACATTGCAAAGCGGTGCAAAGATTGAACAATCAGAACTAGAAGCACAACTTGCTAATAAAAATTTGTATCTGGACAATTATACTTGG